TGCCAGCAGAACCAGAGGTTCCTGCACTACCAGATGAACCTGCTGTTCCAGATGAGCCTGCAGATCCAGAAGTTCCAGAGCTACCAGAAGTACCTGTCGTGCCTGAACTTCCTGATGTACCTGCACTACCTGCAGAACCTGATGTGCCATTACTTCCTGAGGTTCCAGAACTACCTGCACTTCCACTACTTCCAGATGTACCAGATGAACCTCCACTACCAGCGGCACCTCCAGTTCTATAAAAAGTATTTCCGTTTGTATCTGTAACTAAGAATCTATTTTGTGAAATATCTTCAGTTAGACTCTTTATTTGTAGAGTATTAGTTATAACACTAGATCCTGATAGTGAAAGAACATTATAAATATCATTTCCTCCAAGACCAAGATCACCTGACATCTGTCTAGCACCATCTACAAGAAGATATTGTGTATGATCATCCGCATTTAAACCTAATAGATTTCCATGTACTGCAGATGCATTCACACCGGCGGCTCTAAAACCAATAATAGGTCTAATATCCTGTATTTGTGTTATATTAGCTGATCCTGATTGGACATATACCGCTGCTAATGGTACTACACCATCATTAAAGTATGTTGGTATAGTTGGTAAATCTGCGTTCTCAGTCTGTACTAATGTATTATATTGATTGTTATTTATGACTAAGAAGTATTCTTCATCAATACCTTCACCTACAAGATATACAGTATGCTTAGTATAAGCAGAAGCAGACATTGCTACTAAAGTACTACCTGAAGCATAAACATTATTTGGCACAATAGATGAAGTAAATCTAGCCCAAACAGAAGCACTTTGATAATATTGAGTTAGATTAATTGATGATGTGCCAGAAGGTAGGAAGTTATTTTCTGAGAAGTAGTAATTACCTTGTGTTACGTCTAGTTTAAATGGAACTACGTCCTCTGTTACAATAGATCCTTCAGCAAATACAGGCCCAAGAGCTTCTCTATTAAACTTAGACAGCTTATTAGACATGTGTTCACCATCGTAAGGCGTTTGATCTATAAACTCAACTCCAGTATCATTTGTAACTACTCTACCAAGTATAATATTTGTTGTACTATCAGGAGCTGTTCCTGATGCAGACAATATAGCATTATCGTTTAGATAAATGTAGTTGTTTGTATTAGCTGCAAGAGTAATATTTGTATTATTCCAATCTAATCTCTTGTATACATCAGTGGTTATAGCATCTTGTAAGTAACCAAAACCAGCAGCAGTTGTGATTGTTAAGCCACTAGAAATAGTAATTTCACCACCTTGCATTACTCCCATTGGTGAACCCTTAAAGATAAGGGTTGTTGCATCGGTATGTGTACCGTCAGAAAATGTTACTGATAATTTACGTGTAATGTCATTCTCACCGTCTGTATCATCTAAGAAGTTCCAATAGAAGTCTTCACTTACATTATTGATTTTAGTGTGATCAGATATACCTTGGAATCTACCTTGCGTACCTATTTTTTCAATAAAGAAATCATGAGTAATAGAGTTATGAATCATAGCTCCTACCATTCTAAAAGTTGGAGCAGATCCTATATTTGGAACTCTAACACCGTATTCCCAATTTTGGGCGTCAAATCCCGCTACTTCAGCTACAGCACTATCAGCTAAGTAAATAGCTGTAGAACCAGATACATTGTCTCCTACAAATAAACAGGTATATAAATCTAATTCAGCGCCTGAGCCTATAGCATAGTTACCTATTGAAACTCCTCCTGATGGGAAGAGATAATAGTTCTCCATACTAGCATTAGAAGCTGAAGTATTACTAGCTGAAACGTAGGTTCCGTAGCTAAAGGCTCCATTTATATCAATATATTCTCCATAAAATGTAGAGCTTGAAACAGAACTAAATACTTTAATACCATAATCAAAATCATATATTGATATCTTATGGGCTTGAGCAAAATTATCACCAGTTCCATCTACTTTTATAGCAGCATATCCAGCAGCATTAACACCATTTATAGATAGGAATGAAATTTCATTTGTAGGTCCTAAAAGTATTTGATCAAAATTACCACTACCTGAGGCTAAAATTTGTGTAGTTTGAATAGTAGATCCTACAATAGAAACATATGGTTTATTTCTAAGATCTATTTGTTTTTCTGTAAATTGACCAGGTCCTACTTCAATTGTGTAGCGGTTATTAACAGAAGAATCTGTAATATAGGCTATAGAAGCGCTAATAGAGGTAAAATCACCTCCTTTTTTATTTACTAATATTTTTCTTTGATCCGTAGCTACTTCATAAAGAGGAGCTTCATACGGAATATTGGTTTTTAAGAAATTATCGGTACCAGCCACTTTACCTAAAGATCCTGTATGAATAATATTAATATCTGTAGTACAGTTTTCAAAGTTCAATCCTACTGCATCAATAGTTGGAGCAGATCCTACTTGGGGTACATAAATACCAGTAGCAAATCTTTGTAAGTTTGAAGTGTTAACTCTTAATAAACCTCCGTTTTCTACCCAATAACCAATACCTTGAGCAAGACCAGATCCTACTTTTGTCAATCCAACAAGATTGGCTAATAAAGTACAGTTTGGTTGATCTGTTTTAGCAAATACTAAATCAGTAGTTGATTGAATACCACCAGCAGTTGTTGTAGTGTTTCTTAACAACATCCTACCTGTACTAATACCATCACTTGTAATATAGAAACCTAAAGTGAATGGTTGAGCACCATATTTAATATTTGTTAACTGCATCGCAGCGTTACCACCGGATACAGGATACATTTTAGCGTGTGTATAGTTAGCTCCAAATCTTACGTTTTCAACATATAATATGCCTTGAGAAGCTACTGATTGTGAAGTATAATATAAGATAGCTGATTGGCTAGGTGCAGTTACACCTTGTATCTTCATATCTGATATAAGAGACTGATCAGCTCCTAAGAATAAACTTGCGCTAGGATTGTTTGCCTGTATTATTGTTGATTCAGAACTGTCACCTACTACAGCAACAAACGATTTTAGTCGAATTTGATCTTCATTATATAAACCAGCGTGTACTCTTACTGTGTATGTATTTGTGGATGTAGCATCAGTAATACTATCAACAGCTGCTTTAACAGAATTAAAATCAACATTTAAACTTCCAGGTAGACCTACAGTAACAACGTTTTTGGTAAACATCAAGTCGTTGATTGTACTGTATTCTACTGTACTACTTGCTGTATTGTAAGTTAATACATTTATGCTAGAAGTATTGTAAGTCGGAGTAGAGAGCCTTAAAGAGCCAGTTATACTAACTGAACCTGTAAATTGATGAGTATCTGTTAATAAGCTACCAAATATAGTAGATCCTGTTATATATTCTCTTGAAGAAGTAATATCTTGAACAATTAAAGTCTGCGCTGTAATTGAACCATTAGTTATAATACTTCCAGTTACATATAAAGTATTATTTAAAAAGTTTAGATTTGTTTCAGCTGTTGCAGCATTAACTGTACCATCAGATAATAAAACTCTTCCTACTGCAGGATTACTAATAGTATTAAATCCAGTTCCACTAGAACCAGCACTACCAGATGTACCCGCACTACCGCTACTTCCTGATGAGCCTGAGGTTCCGCTAGTTCCAGTAGTGCCGCTACTTCCAGAACTACCCGCAGTACCAGAGCTTCCTGCTGTGCCAGCTGTTCCAGATGTGCCAGTACTACCAGAGCTTCCTGCCGTGCCAGCTGTTCCAGATGTGCCAGCTGTGCCAGTACTACCAGAGGTTCCTGTAGTTCCGCTACTTCCTGCCGTACCAGAACTACCAGCAGTGCCTGCGCTACCAGAAGATCCAGCACTTCCACTAGAACCTGTAGTACCTGACGAGCCAGTACTACCAGAGCTTCCTGCTGTGCCAGCTGTTCCACTTGAGCCAGCTGTTCCAGAACTACCTGCAGTACCTGAGCTTCCACTAGTACCTGATGTGCCAGTACTACCAGAGCTTCCTGCTGTGCCAGCAGAACCAGATGTTCCTGCTGTACCAGCACTACCAGATGAGCCTGTTGTACCAGAACTTCCTGCAGTACCAGAACTACCAGCAGTGCCTGAGGTACCGGTGCTTCCGCTTGTTCCTGATGAACCTGTGCTACCAGAAGATCCTGATGTCCCAGTGGATCCACTACTTCCGGAAGACCCGGCAGTTCCAGATGAACCAGCAGTTCCTGAACTACCTGCAGAGCCAGCACTACCACTACTTCCTGCACTACCTGATGTCCCAGTACTTCCACTAGTACCTGACGAGCCAGAACTTCCTGTGGTTCCACTACTTCCTGCACTACCTGATGTCCCAGTACTTCCACTAGTACCTGACGAGCCAGAACTTCCTGTGGTTCCTGATGAACCAGCAGTACCTGAAGTACCAGATGTAGCAGCAGTATAGGAGGTGCCGTTTATAATTAAAGAACCAGTTATATCCACTGATCCAGTAAACTGATGAATATCTGTTAATAAAGAACCAAATATAGTTGATCCAGTTATATATTCAGTAGAAGATGTAATTGTTTGAGCATGAATTGTTTGTGCTATAAGAGTTCCTCTTACTGTAAAATCATCTGCTGAGGAGGCAGTTGCTGCTGTATTTGTATATTGGAAAAGACCGGTTGATGGATTTACAGCAACTAATGACCCAGATAATGAATTATTTTGAGTAATAAGTGGATTAAAAATACTACCACTAACATTTATAGAACCACTTATTTCATGTTGATTGTTATATTTTAAAATTAATTTAGCGCTTTGTTCGTTATTAAAGTCTGTACTAGTCCATAATATTAAGCTACCAGATGTAGCACTACCTATTAATAAATTTTTACCAGTAGACAACAAATAAGTATCATTACCAGTACCAGGAGCAAAACTAGGATCAAATATATGAGTACTTGCATTAATACCCATATCAATATAATTAAGTACTTCAGTTGAAGCATCATTTGAAGCAACAATATCTGCTGATGCATACGAACCCGTTCCTCTATTAATTAAATTAAACTGTAAATAGCTTTCATTAATTATACCTCTACCTATAATAAGATTATTAAATTGAGTTGGAGAAGTAGTTAACGGTTCAACTAATAAAGATTCAGGATTAGATATATTTGTATCACTTGTATTTATACCTACTGTTCCTCCAGGATTTATAAATACGCGAGCATTTTCTATTGCTGATCCTGTGCCATTAAATAGTATAACAGATTTGCCTTCGGAAGCATTACCTATTAATAGGTTTTCACCGGTTGAATATAAGTAAGCATCGTTTTGGCTCCCAATTCCTCCATCTATATTGTAACCGTCTCCATTAATACCCATATTGATGAAGTAACTTTCTTCATCACCAATATTATTAGTAGCTACTATATCAGAAGATGCGGTTATTCCAGAACTAAAATTCTTTACATTTAATTGGATATAATTATTTATAGATCCATGGCCTGATATTAAATTATATGAATCAGTTTCTCCTGCTTCTACTAAAAATCTTTCAGGTGCATCTATATGAATTGATGATGTTGCTCCTATTGCTGTAAAAGATCCTGAATCATATATAGAACCCGTTGTTACAGAACTACTTCCACTAAATACGGCAACATAATATTGTGAACCGCTAACATTCCCTGTACCTGCATTTAAAGCATAGGATGCTGTTATTGCATTAATTGCCCAACTAGCAGTACCTTGTAAATTACCAATAAAAGAACCAGAAAAAGATCCTGTAAATGCGCCTGTAGTGTTACCTATTGTAACAATCTCTTCACCATTAGAACCAGACTTTTTTATGAATGCTAACCCATCAAATGTATTTAAGGCTATTTCTCCAAACTCTAGTGAGGATGTAGTAGGAACCTTACCTGGCACCGCTGAACGGCGCAGCTTTAAAAATTGGTTAGACATGTGTCTGGATCGGGTTTTGGTGTATACTAATTACGAACTATATAGTTCACTTATAAATATTAGTATTCTCCTAAATCTACTGTGTAGAATGAGCCAGAATCTCCAAAAGAATCGATATCTTGAATAGTTAAAGAACCTGTTTTTATAGGTGTTGAAGTAATAACTGTAGAACCAGAAATAACAAAGTCGACCCCAACTCCACTACCACTTAAAATAAGTTGAGAATTAGTAGTATTATACTGTAAATTAGATAAGACTTGTTTTAGTTTTAATCTAGCCATATTAATTAAATTTGCCTATTGCTATTATAACATCATCGGCTTCAAAACTATATCCTAATAGTGTTGGATTTATAACTAATACTGCACTACTTCCACCATCTACAAAACTAACTATACTAGATGGCTCAACATATTGACCATTTACAAAGAAGCTAAAGTTAGCTAAGCTAGTAGCAGGAAGCGGGCTTGGTGCTGTTAACCAACCATTAGGGAAGGTAACAGTAGTAGATAATACGTAAGTTCCAACTACAGTCTTATTAGTATTGATATAATTTAATACAGCAGGATCTGTTGTACCAAAGTTATTTGTTATATTTACATTATTCACAGAATCGTTTAATAGTACAGATTTAGTTTGTCCAGATTTACCTTTTTTCACTCTAGCAGAAAACTCTTCAGTTCCAGAAGAAGTTTCTAGTCCAAATATTACTTTAGATACTCCGTATGAATTACCAGGAGTAGCTAACATTTTATTAAGACTATCAGGAATTAGATATCCGTTTAAAGTAATATTAAAATTAGTTCTAACCGCACGGTTGTCACCTACATTATAGGTTATAGAGTCTTGAAATGATTCTATTGAACTATAGAATAGAAAGCGGTTAGGATCACCCCAATAGCTTCTGGATGCGAAATTTACCTGTTCAATTAGCTTATCCATCTGCTCCACAAAATAAGTCCATAGTATACACTGATATTCTACTGTAACATAATCTGGACTAGCAGATACTATATATTTTGTTTCTGGGGTTCTACTATTTAATACTCCAAAGTTACTATATATATTAGCTTTATTAAAAGCTTTTTTAAATAGTTGAACATTATGAACCATGTTACCATCTAACTTATAACCTAAATTTTTATTCTGGGTTACTGATGCTCTTTTAAACATTAATAGAGGCGCCATTAATTTACCATTCTCATCGCGATAGTAACCATCTAACTGTACACTTTTCCAGTTTTCCGGTGTTCCATATATAACTGGTATAGTTATTTTTGTATTATTTTGGACTACACTTAATCTTAATATATTATTAAAATAATGAAATATTGCTTCGTCTACATCTTTTATACCAATAGCAAAGTCCTTATCATTATCTGCCTTTTTACTAGTCTCTAAAAATCTATTATTTTCTGGCTGTCCTAATTTAGTAGGTTCAGAAAAAGGCTTTGCTACTGTTCCTTCTTTAGGATCATAAGCAGGACCTATGATTTTACTCATAAATTCCTGTCTATTTTGTGGTCTAACTACTTGTATTGACATTATAATCTTTCTTTAGTTATACCAAGCTTATCAGGGCTTGAATAGTGTCCTGTTAATATATATGAATAAGATTGACCAAAATTTGTTGTGCCATTTGAATAGGTATAGTCTGGATTCTTTCCTAATATTAATTGGTTTTCATTTACATTATCTATCTCATAATAGGCTTCATTATACATAACAACATCACCAACTTCTGGATAAACGTTTGCTTCTATCATATGGTCTTTAAAGAATCTAAAATCTACGTCCCTATTTGTATCTAGACCAAAATCAGAATCTTCTTTAGTAAATTCTCCTCTTACTATCAAACACGGTATTAATACAGGACCAATAAAATATTTAGTTAGAGATTCACCATATATATTAGGTTTAGTATCATCTAATTTTATTTTATAGTATCCAACTTCTTGAGAAATAATATCTTCAACAAGCTCTTTACTAAAGATCTTAAAGGTAGCAACATCTCTCGCTGATCCAAACATTGACATAGTCTATCCGATATATATGAACATTGGCACTTCATTTAAAGTGCTTGAAATAGATTGATTCTCTGATTGTTTACGCTCTAACTGCGCTTGACGACTCATATCTGCTAAATCTCCTCTAAGCCTTTCTCTAAGAGCTGTTTGTTGCTCTTTACCTTTTGATATTAAATCAGCTGCATTTAGTGTAACTTCTGCACCTGGTACAGGAACCTGGGTATATTTACCTCTAATTAAACCTAGTAACTCAGATGCTAATGCAAGAACATATTCATATATCCACTGTCTACCTGGTTGATTTATTTGGCTATAGGTTATGGTTGTATATGGAACATTTGATGGGTTACTAATTAATCCAGTATTAGGCGTGCCATTAGCATTTGTATATGGGCTATTTGCAGAAATACTAGATACTTCACTACCTTTTGCATAATCAACCCATACAACTATGCCATCTTTTTCAGGCCAAGGAAATATAGTTAATTTGTTATTAGTTATAGCAAATGAATACATTGAACGTCTAACATTATTAGACATCTCAATCTCTTGTATTCTAGATATATCCCAATAGATAGGGAATAAAACAAAGTTTAAACCTGGTGAATATGATGTCCAACCAAAGTTTTCAGTAGCACCTTGATAGTTAATACTGCCTCCAATATATGGATCATAGTATTGATTAATAGCAGGTTGAGCTTCATAATATATCCTGTTTATAATTAGTCTATCATTTGGAGTTATAAGACTTCCTGTTATTGCCCAAGCTTGTAAATCATATATTTGTTGGCTTGATGTTAAGTATAATGCAGCTTTATACTGATTAATATAACCGCCTACTTGTATTGGTGTACCATAATTCTGAGCCATTACTATGGTAGAATTTAAGTTAGGTACAACTACTGTATTATTTAAAGCAGATGATGTTGATGCCCCTTCTAAAGTAAGATAGTTGTCTTTTATTTTTGATTGATAAATTTCTTCTGCATATACAGAAACCGCTTCTTCAAAACAGGCATAGATAGAACCTGATTGAAGTTCTACTTCCATTATAGGATATCCTAATTTTCTAGTAACAAATTGCGCTACTTTAGGACCGTCTGCTTGGAACTGCGCGTCTGAATCATAAAATCCAAAAGGAGTTGCTCCTGCTATTGGACCTGCTGTTCCATCCCATATTGGTGTTGTTGAAGTTGATGCCATTAATCGTGTGCTTTATATATTTCTAGAATTTGTTCTACTATTGGATCACGATGATTTGTTTTCAAAGTGACAACTGCAAAACCTGGCACCGCATTAAAATTGGTGCATATAAAGTTAAAACCACTGATCTTTTTATCTTTTAAATCTATCTGAGCCGTATCTCCACATATGACCATCTTGCTACCATTACATATACGACCTAATATTAACTCCATTTGTCTATGAGTTATATTTTGGCCTTCATCTACTACTACACAACAATTAGTTAAGTTTCTTCCTCTCATGAATGCTAAAGGTATTACTTCAATATTACCTTCTGCTATTTCTTTATCTATCTTCTCTTTATTATAAAGCCTATACATGTTGTCATATATAGCTGCTGTATAAGGTGCTAACTTGGCATCTTTGTCTCCTGGTAAGTATCCTATTTCTTCACCAGAAGTTACAGCAGGTCTTGTCAATATAATCTTTTCTACTTCTTTACGAAATAAAAGATCTAGCGCAACTTGTGCTGCAATTAAAGACTTTCCAGAACCTGCTTGACCTTTCAACACAGTTATTTTATTATTTAATATAACTAGTTTGGCTTCTTTTTGCTCATCATTAAGTTGAACTTGAAACCTTATCTCATTTTTTGGCCTACGCTTGGCGCTTTTGTCAACCATATTCAACTACCTTTCAAATAAATATTGGACAATACTAAATAAAAAACCCAACCTTACGGGGTTGGGCTTTTATGATTTATTGTAGGTTAAATTACACTACGTTCAAATCAGATACTACTACCAAGCCATAGTATTCAGGACGTACCATAGTCATTGCGTAACGAGTCATGATACCTTTTCTTGGAGTGAAGGTATTTGGATCGTACACTAATGGAGTCATGATCAATGGAACATATGGAGAGTAAACAGCGCCACACTCAAGGAATTGATTACCACGGAAACCGAGGAGAATCACATTCTCAAGCATGTAAGGGTTTTTGTAAACCTTGTAACGGCTGTTCAACTGACCAATCTTTTGTACGCCAAAAGCATACTTCATTGTGTCAGCTGCACCATCGGTATCAGCAGCAAATCCTGGGATAGACTCAAGGATAGTAGCTACAGAAGGAGATACTACCATGAAGTTTGCACCGCCACGGAGGGTACGCTGATGGATGATATTAGAAACTTTTTGGAGTTTGATACCCAAAGTCTGGAACCAGCTCATTTGAGTGTAATAAACGCCAGCAGTATTGCTAGTAAATCCAGTGTTTGTAGAGTTGATTTGGTTACCAACTTTAGCAGACCAATACTCAATGGTTGGAGCATTTTGGATTAACATGTCAAGGATTTCGAGGTCGATCTCAAGAGAGATGTGCTCAGAAAGAAGACCGGTCAATTCAGCTTCTGCATCAAGAGAATGGTATGCATTCAAGTCTTGTGCAAATTCTGGAGTCCATTGTGCTTTTAACTTACGAGTTTTAGCAGAAATGGTTTGGCTCTTCATTTGTACGTTGATCTCAGGGATAACGATAGAAGTTGAAGAAAGACTGTTAGGAACAGATGGGTTACCAGACCTGTCTTCGAAGTCACCACGACTATTGAAGTCTGTAGCTTTGTTGTAATATACAACGAAGTTTGCACTACCACCAGTAGCAGCAACAGCAGCTTTATTAACTACAAAGTTTACATATACACCAGCTGCGCTAGATGATAATGCAGTAAATTGTTGTAAGTTATCAGCAGAAGTCAAGCTAGGACCAGTGATGATGAAAGCGCGAACGCCATCAAGATTTGGAGTAGTCAAAGAAGACGTTGGAACTTGAAGCTTAGTTAAGCCTGAAGCTACAATAGAAGCGGAATAGTCAGAACTAAAATCAACATCAACAAAAGTTGCAGATGAAGAAAGGAATCCAGACAAAGAAGAAGAGAAAGAAGCGCTGAACTGGTTCAAAGAATAACCAAACTTACCAGCACCATAAAGAGCGCCAGCTGCAAGGTTACCAAAGTTAGCACTTGGAGTACCATAAAGAGAATCACCAGAGGTGAAAGGATTCTTGGTATTACCATACTGGAAGTCAAGATAGAATACCAAGCCAGCAGGAAGATTCATCGGCTGTACAGAAACGAATTCTTTAGCAGCGATTTGACCAAAGATCTTACGTACCAAAGGAAGAGCTACACCAGCCCATTGCTCACCAGTACCAGGGGTAAAGGTAGCACCACCAGAGTTTGCATTACCGTTAGTAGTAGAAGATTCAACTACAAGCTGTTTAGCTTGGTTTTCGAGAATTACGGCCATGTTGTTGGCGTCGTAATCATGTAAGCCCTCGAGAAGGCCTGACTTACCCCACTTCTTAGCAAGACGCTGAGCAACACCATGTTGATCAGAGAATGCAGTACCAGCGGATTCAGCCAAAAGGGATTGAACTAAATTTGCCATTTTGTTATGAATTTTTGTGTTATTTGATACCAGCAAGCTTTTGCCACCTACTCATCATATTATCTTGTTCAATAATAGATTGTTTAGGAGCTACACCAGCTGATTGTGAAGCAAAACCAATTGATTCTTTAAGTTGCTTTTTAGCTTCAAAAGACTCTTTCAAAGTTTCATAGGTGTTCTTAACTTCTGCTACAGATGCAGCACGATCAAGAGCGTTAATTACTTTTACTTTTTGAGACTCAGTTAAAGTCTTAGATTTAAACAACTTGTTCATGTAGAGATACTTTGCGTTAAGCAAGTTAACCTCTTGAAGACCTTGACGGAGAGTTTCAATAGTAGCTTTAGCTTCTTCAAGCTCATCTTCTACTGCATCTTTCTTTTTGTCATGCTTCTTAGCCTCTTCCATTTCAGGAATATTTCCTTCTGGAGAAGAGCCTGGGGAACTCATTACGTCTTGAACTGATTCATTTTCAGCTTCAAGTTCGGCTAGGATTTCATCAAGAGAAATTTCAGCTTCAGCTTCAGAATCAGCACCAGCTTCGTCACCAGCAAGACCTAAGTCTTGTTGACCACCAGCCATTACAGATTGGAGAACTTGTTTGAGATCACCTAAAGTAATATCGATCACTTTAGTTTCATCATCAACCACTTCTTCTTCACCTGCCATTACGTCATCATCACCTTCAACTTCATCTTCTTCTTCATCTTCTTCGCCTTCTTCCTCAGCTTCGTTAATAGCCTCTTCTTTATGGCCGTAAGCTTCATCTTTCATATGATCAGCTTCGCCAACATTAGAGAGCTCTTCGAGTTGAGAAAGAATTTCTTCTAACTCTGCTTCGTTGATATCGAGATTTTCATCTACTCCACCAACATTTTCGTCTTGCATTTCTGGATGCACTGCTTCTTCTACTTCGACTTCTTCGATTTCTTCAACCTCATCTAACTCTTCTGAGAGTTTAAGGCGAAGCATCTCTTGAATCTTAGGTTCGAAAGCTTCTTCAAGAGCGGCTTTAGCGTTAGCCATAGCACTAGCTCTTAAAGCTTTAGCATCAAGAATAGCATCTTGATAAAGATTGCTCATGTCAATAAATTGTTTCTGGATTGCTTATTAGATGGAAAGCAATATAAGGATTGTATTCACTAGTGTCATATTAGATCATGACACATATGCAATAAATATCACACTTTGAACTAAAAATACGTAAACCTAGAAATATTTTTATTTATTTAAACAGCAAACTCCTGACTGTGAACAAATAATATCAGAAATAAGTTGATTAACTCTGCTTGTTGGTCTAGCAATCGTATGATCTACAGACTCTCTTAAACCTCCAACTGGCTTCATATATGCACCGTAAGTTGATGGTGTTGATACAAAATCCCAGCAAATAAGGTCAAGATCATCTTCTACTTGTACTAAACCTTCACCAATAGGAGTAACAGAGCCCATAGCTCTTGAAGATATGCCTACAGTAATATTGTTGGCAAACAACTGTCTTAATATATTACCCGATGGAGTTGGTAGTATTTCAATGTCACCATACAAATCTTTACCATTCCAATAAAGATTAACTATATTATGGCTAACATTCTTAAGGTTAATAATGCTAGACTCAGGATGATCTAACTCTCCTAAAGCTCTATTCTCAGCAATTGGTCCTGCTATATATTTAGTAACTTGCTCAAATAAAGTCTGATATGGGTATATCCTTCTATTAGCATTAGGCTTATCACAAGCTTGTACTAAACCAGATACTACCATGTTACCATTAGAAAGCCTTTTCGCCTCAGTTAATGATTGAGGAAGCGGTTGGAAAGCACTATATTCTATTAAGAGTTGTTTTGACATTATGCAATAGATTTAACAATTACAGAAGTTGCTCCTTTTGCTTTTAAAGCCTGTGCGGTTTTAGTTCCTTGTCCCCCAGGTACTATTGCAAGTAGTTCTTCTTCTCCTGTTGTAGTATTTTTACCTTTGATAGCATCTACCTTTTCTTTAATAGCCTTTTTTAACTTTCCCATCTTTTCTTTATCGTGCTTATTTTTGGCTATATATTCTTTTAATTTGCCATATTTTTTATCCAAATCAGATTGATATCCAGGATCTACTACCATGCCACCAAAGGTCTTATGTTTTTCTTTATCCCAGTTAGCCCACATATCTTTTACAGAAGGTTCTGTTTGGGATTGTTGAATAGGTTCTTCTTCCTTTTCTTTTTCAGTAAAATGATGTACTGTATTGGTCTGATAATCTCTTAGTGAGCCATCTTCCATTTCAACAGTAAAGGTGCTACCAATAATTTCTGTTACTTTACCAGGACCATCTGGTGTTTGTACTTCTGACCCTACATGGTATTTCCAGTGGGAGTCTTCGTTAATTTGGTCTTTTTTTTTAAGAGAATCAGTAAGGGCTTTTAAGGCAGTCTCTTTAAGAGCTTTAACCTTTACCTTTTTCATCTCGTTAGCCTTATCTTTATGATTAGCCTTCTTAACTTCTTGAGTTTCAAGTTTAGCATCAGCCTTATCTACATCATCTACATTTGCAAACATATCTTTGTCAAATGCGTGAGGATTCTTATGTAGTTGCTTAGCGGCTTTATTAAGTGCTTTAATATATGAATCGTTAGTAAGCTCTTCTTCTTTTGACAACAACTTCTGTACTCCTTTCTTTAAAAAGTAAGGATTTACTCTATCAACTTCTGGGGCAGTCGCTATATTAGCGTCAGCTTCACTGATAATACCCTTATTCTTAAGGATCTTTACAGCATCATCATAGGATGTAATATTAGTTACCCAAGGAAGATTTTTGTCTCTACGAACTTCATAGAGAAACCTATCACGGCCAACTTCTCCAGCCTTATGCTTACGATATAATTCAAGTGTTGTCATACCAATAAATATTTATCTTCCCTGTCCACGATAGTTTTTTTCTGAGCGATCGTGTTTATTAAATGATTTTTTTGCTTTACCTAATTTCCTTTTGCCAAAACTGATCTTTACTGATGCGCCACCTTTAGTTTTTGCCATGACTTTTTATTTAAAGATTAATCTCTACTAGAACCTTGAGGATATATATTGTCTGATGCATCTCCTTGTGATGTTACTACATATCCTTTACCTCTATTTAGATCCCATTGACCATATTCTATAGCTTGAATACCTTTTGAATATCCATAAGTTAACTTCATAACTGGACCGGTTGGGCCATTATGGATTACCTCTTCATATTCGCTAGCATCTGGATATGTACTGAATAAGGCTTTTGCAAACTCATTATAGTTTGTAAATACTTGTTTTGTACCTGCTGCTTCAGCAATTTTTGAATATGGGCCTAACTTATTTTCAGTCAAAAATTGTTTGAAATTAAAATTGTTTTTCATTATTTATAAATTGTCTAGTATTGTTATAGTGTCTTCAAGAGCCTCCATAGCACGTTTTGCTAAAGCTCTTGTTTCTTTATTTGGATCATTTGCTAGTTTATTTAAAACAAATTCAATTATTCCAAGAGTCTCTTCTACTCTAATAACGTTTTTAAGAGGTCCTTTTACTAGATAAGGTTTCCCCTTCTCGGGCGCTACACCTACAGCTTCAGAAAAACCATATTGAGATCCCGTATGTCCTTCTTCTTTAATTCCAGCAATTTTTTGAAGTTGTTTAACTTCTTCAGATAAAAGTTGTTTTTTGTTTTTCATTTTATTTAAACTTTTTAATGTTTTGATTTAAAACCGAAACCATCTCTTTTATTTTTTCTAATGTTTTTTCAGTGTGCATTTTATATTTAAGACCACCTTCACCTTCAGATAGTTCACCTTTAAGGCGGCTTACATATTCAAATAGTTTATTTATCTCTAGGACTTTCTTTCTTACTTCTCTAACTGCTTGATGGAATTGATCTGATTTACCTCTAGTCTTTGTCTCATTCTTGAATTTAGAATAGTTTTCATTTAAATGAGGAAACGGATCAACTTCACGTCCTAATGCACTTTCTAAACTAGCAATTAGACTACGTTCTGTACTCATCTGCCCTTTAAGAAGCATAATTAATTTTTCTAATGTTTTATCAGATAAATCTAAATCTATTTTAATCTCATTTAAAGCGTCAGAAAACTCTGCTTTACCTTGCTCTGTCCATTTCCAGTTTGGAAATTTAGCTAATACATCATCAATAGTATTAACTTGTAATTTATTTGTTCTATTTCCAGCTGCATCAATTACATTAATAGAAAAAGTGCCTGTTGAAGGTTCAAAATAAATATCAGAATCAGTCTTAGTATCTGTACCAATATGAATTGCTTCATTCATCATTCTGGCTCTTCTTTCTATCTCACCTTTATCCATATATGGATTAGTTTCAGGACCCCACTCACCTTGACCTTTTAATTTAGCAATAGCTCGGTCAATTTTATTTAGCATATCACCATATCTGTCAGCTATAGGGCCTCCTTCTGGTTCTGCTTCTTGTTCCATATCTCTTTCAATCTCAGCTCTTTTTTTAAGAAGCATATTAATTTTAGCTTGATTTGGATTAGATTTTTGTGATTGTGATGCTTGTGGTTTTGGGGCATCTTTTTTAGCTCTCATTGCCATTAAGATAGGATCGTTAACATCTATTTCATCTAGACCATCTCCGCCTTCTATTTTTTCTACATCGCTTGAATGCATACTATATTCTTCAACATCTATTTCACGATCATCTTCAAGACTTTCATCCCAATCTATGTACTCTCCATCTACATCATACATAAAGCCAACAATCACAAATCCACGGTTAACATCCATTACTTTTCCAATCTTACCATAAAATTGGTTTCCGTATACCACCTTAACTACATCATCAACTTCCAAACCTTCTTGAACTTCTTTTACAGCTTTACTTAACTCTTCGAACAATTGTTTATAGATAAAACCTCCCTTAGAAGGGCGATTAGGGATTGATGGAGCGTCTTTCCATCCCCACTTTTCTTTTGGGTAGACTTTGGCTTTACCGGCTGCAAGTTTTGGTTCGACATCTTTCACTTCCTTTTTGGTTTTCTTTTTGAAAGCTTTGTTCGTAGCCATTTGTTCACCAGTTCCAGGAGTAAAAGAAGCTCCTGTTCCAGTAACAGACATTTCTTGGCGAAGTTTTTGTGTAGCGAACTGAGTATTAAATTTATCCATTAGAGACCTTGTTTGAGTTCATCAATTAAATCGCAATATTGGAGGATACCAGTTATTGTTTCATCTTTAATCGATTGATTTTCTTTAATCGGTTTGATGAACTTAACTACCTCATCTAATTTAATTTTAACAACCGGGTCTTTTGTTGACTTTTTTAATTCTATTAACTCGGTCTTAATAGATTCGAGTTGGTTATTTAGATACTCTCTAAGGTTTTTAGTATCAGATACATTTGTAATGTATTCTTTCAATACTTCTTTTTGCCTATCAGACATATCCTTGTATTTGTCGTTAAACTTCTCAACAAGGATCTTATAAGCAAGAAGCCTGATCTCTTTATCTTCTTTCATAAACTCCTGTACTATAGACTTTGGTGCTTTTGCATCGTCAAGAGATCTATCAGTAAGGTGTTCTAAGAGAGTTATTTTATTTAAAAGGACTTGTTTTGTATCAACAGAAGCTGAGTTCTGGGATTCAAATATGGTATAGATTGAAGCAAATGGTTTATAGTTTTCTACTTTAGCTTTGAAGAAGTTGTCTAAATCATAAGTATTTTTAATCTCTTTGATCAAGTTATACTTTGACTTATTGATCTTTTCAAAATCAAGCTTCCTATACTGTTCAAGAATCGTAGATATTAAGATCTCAGCTTTAGCTTCGCTTAGCTTAGTGCTAGTTGCAAAGGTATTATATAAGCTATATTCTTTACCTAATTCTGTATTAGTAAAGTACTTCTTGAGGATCTTAACAGCCTTAGAGTCTTGATTATTAATCAAGTCAGAGGTTGTTTGTCTAACTAGTAATTCGAATAAAATACCGGTGTTGCGATATTTTGAATGTTTTATTGCCATAGTTTTTTATACAAGTCCGCTAGTAATAAATATCTAAATATTTAATCTAAACCATCAATTATATTATTCTCACTTAAAAGATCTGATTCCTCAAATAACTTTACTTTCCTTGATTGATTTTTGCTAAACATTTTGTCTAGAGAACTCTTATTTTTTAAGAACTCTCCCATAGTACTTTCTAAGGCTAAAGGGCTTCCTCCTTTATAATCTACTTTCATATCATCTTCACCTTTCTCTGCATTTTTAGAATATGCTGCTTGACCGATAGGATCACGACCAAATCTAGAGTTATCGGTACCAATAATAGAGGTTACAGACTTAGGACGGCCTGGTTTTTTCTCATCATATCCGTAAGGTACATTCAAGATTGAGTCTTCTTTACCACCATACAAGCTTGCTATCTGGTGAGGTGTACCGTATGCTTGACCTGATTCAGCAGGATCGTTTCCTTCTTCTTGAATCTGTGCATATCTGAACTCTCGTTTCTTATCTTCTACAATCATATCTTCAAGCTCAGCATATTGATCTTCAGAGAAGTGGAATATCTTGTCATAGATAAAGTCTCTTGGTAACAATGATCCTTCCATTGCTTGCTTGGCAAGGTCTATTTTTTCTTTGAACAAGGCAATTCTTTCTTGGTCGTAGATAATAGAAGGGTTAGTAAGAGAAAGCGTAAAATTTGCGGCTGATTCGTTCGTGTATCCATGGGCATATAAATGTACTAAAGCTATTTTAGTTAATTCACTAACAATGATTCTCTGTAGTCTTTCAATAGTCCTGGCAAACCTGATGTCTTCCGCGGCAAGTGTTGCTTTACCAGTTAAGTCTTTCTCATAACCCATGAAGGCTTTAGGTATCTTAAGAGCCGCAAACAACTTCTCACGGAAGTATTGTACGTCTTCAATACCATTATAATCAAGACCTTTGGCAGTATCAATCCTAGTAGATTGATCATTACCTCTCATAGGAATAAAGAAGTCTTCTAAAAGGTTTTGCTGGTTGTATTTAAGGTTATAGTTACCGGTATTAGGATCAATCAAAGGAGTCTTCTTCATTTTCTGAATCATCCTTTGCATATAGTTATCAACCTCACCCGGAGGGATTGCTCCTACGTTTACATAGAAGATCCTACGTTCAGGAGCTCTAACAATACGATGAATCAACATCGCGTCTTCAATCAATACATACTGCTTAAATAATTTACGAGCAGGCTCTAAGTAAGACCTACCATAAGGAAGATAGTTAACATCTCCAGTTAAACGGAAGTGGGCCATCTCATAGTTATCAAACCAAATACCAGTATCAGTATTCTTTTGTCCACTATATCCTGTAGAAGATGCTAATGTAGCATTAGGATCATATTTAAACCTAACCTCTTGAGGATTATCAGGGTTGAATCCTTCTTCACGAATAATATTATAGGCTGAGAAAGGAATAACATTATAAACACCGTACTTTTCTGCTATCTCTAATTTGAGGTAGAAGTCTCCGTACTTAGCCATATTCCTAACCCAAGACCAAAGATTAAATTCAATATTAAGTACAGAATAAAATAAGTTGTAGAGGAGTTTCTGGATATTTTCGTCAGAAGATCTAATTTGTAATACTTCACCTTGTTCGTTTTTAAGTGTACATTCATCTGCTATAATATCTAATGCCGAACAACAAATTGCATCAGTATCCATAGCATCATAGTCTGCATATATCTGAACCCTAGCAGACTGATAGTTCTGTGCTAAGTTAAGGTTTACACCATAAGCTGTAGAGGTAGTATATACCTTATTGAACCTGTCTACTAATGAGTTAGTTTGAATGACACCAGACCTTTGAATAGTATCTGTGTCAATTACTTTTAACATATCTCCACCTTCATTACGAATGATAACGTCTGTAGAGAACAAACGTCTTAGAGTAGAGAATAAGTTATTTTGTTTTGGTTGTTCTGCCATATTTTTATTTTATAAAAGCCAAGTTAAATCCTGATTAACCTCTCCTTGAGGTGTATTATAGTTCATTACCCAAGGGTTTTGATTATATTGATTGTTTGCATTATAAGTTACACTAGTATCTTGCGTCCTAGTAAAGCCATTCAATGCTGCATAAGTTAAATTCTCAGCATTCTTTCTATATCTAAGACTAGTCTCTCTCAAATACATAGCAATCGCAAAAGACATAACTAGATCATCATTATAACTTTGCATTGCTTGTGCTTTACCATTCTTCCATATAAACACCCTTAACTCTTCTAAAAGCCTTACTGACTTTATATTAGCTATCTTATTCTCAAGCACATCTCTCATCTTCTCAACAGCTAATGGCCTAGTCTTTTCAGTAGTACTAAAGCCAGGAACAAGACCGTCAGCTTTATTATACTTATCTACATATTTAGAAAAATCCATGTTCTGGTCCTGTTTATAACTATAGTGGAGGTTATTATAGCCCCTCTCAACTATTGTTTGTACAACGTCCCAACCTATATTAGCGTTCTCTGGTACTAATAATGCATTGTTATACTCTGACGCTATACTAAGAAGAGTATTTGCATAGTCTCTTGTATCAACTTGTGCTTTATATTCTGCTACTTGAGTTATCGATTCTATATCAATTACATGGAAAGCAGAGTAGTCACTACCATCACCACGCGCTACGTCGGCAATCACAGCATAGTATTTCATTGGATCGGGATATTCCCATATCCACAATGCTCTGTCTAAACCACGCCTTTCTATTGGTTCTGAAAGCATATTTTGCTCATACCAACTCAATATCTCTGGATCTATGACTGTATTACCAGATGTTGCAAAGTCGCAATCACACTCCTGAGCTGCGTTACGTTTACCTAATATCCTGTCTTGTTCATCACGCCAGTCTTGATTACGTTCTGGGTGTACGGACCAAGGAAGAGAGATCGGTAAGAATCTATTCTCTTGAGACTGCGCAGATAAATAAGTTTTGTGAAACCAGTTACCAACACCATTAGGAGTTGATAATGCTACACAACCACCACCTGTTGCCAAGGTTTGTTGAGCCGCAGTAAAGATTGTTTCAATATTATCAATAAACGCAGCCTCATCTATTACCAATAAAGACACAGCTTCAGAACGACCAGCATCACCAGCGGCTGATACAGCTTTTATTTGTGAACCATTAGCTAGTCTAAGACTAAGTCTGTTATCTTCTGATGTTCCTATCTTAAGCCAAGTTGGTAAGTTTTGGTAAGCAAACCTTACTTTAGTTACCATGTTCTTGGCAGTATCTTGTTTAGTTGCAATAACAAGAACATTCTTATCTTTATTAAATAACATTAACCATAATGAATAAGCAGAAACAAGTGTAGAAATACCTAGCTGTCTTGACTTATTAATAATTGAATAGTCGTGCTTTTGGAATAAACGAAGTACTTTCTCTTGAAATGGATAAAGGTCGAACATTTGTCGACCTCTTTGAGGGTGCTGGATCATGTAGTACTTCTTCATGAAGTATACTGGATCCGTGGCGCACTTTACAAACTCCTCCTTTATTCTTTCTTTTATATTGGCTTGTACGTCAGACATTTTATTTTACGATGAGACCTATTATCGCAGCACCTAATACAACCTTTTGTATTCTATTCCACTTAAGTCTCTTTTCTTGCTTTTTTATATCTTGTTTTAATCCACTAACTTGTACCTTGTACAACTCTTCTTGCTGTACTTTTTTATCGATAATAGATACATAGTTAACTTCTTTCTCTCTTAATTTAGCAATCACCTCAGCTCTATTCTTTAATGAAGAGTCCATAGTTACAATAACACTATCTTGTGTAGCAACTATTTTCGCATTCACTTCACCTTCTTTAAGATCTACTACTACAGCTTTACTTACTTCTAATGGTAGGTGGGTCGTATCTTCAGACTTCTTAGTATACTCATCACTATATTTAGTTACAAAGAAACTATCTACTTGAGTAGGAGTATACTTTAGAGCATCTTTAGCATCGTTTAAATCATCTTTTAAATCACCGATTCTAGATTGAAGCTTATCTGTTTTCTCTATTAAATATACATTGTTATCTTCTAAAAAAGAAACATAAGTTTCTAGTCTATAATTGTCTCCATATAAAGAGTCAACTTCGTGCTGAAGAGAATCGATTTTAACATCAAAAGGTTTAGTATCAAACTTACCTGGGTTGTAAATAAACATATACCAAACAGCTAATAACGCTAAGAGTATAATTAGACCAATACTAAATATCTTCTTCATCTGAGTCTAGTTTAGGATTTTCAACTTGATCTATCTGTTTTTTCAAAAGCTTAAGTCTATCTGGGATATTGCCTACTTCTCTTTTATAAGAAGCAACATCTTTCAGTTTAAGATTACCATCAGGTCCTTTTTCTGTATGTTTTGCAATGATAGCTTTTACTTTAGCTTGAAGATCTGCGTATTCTTTTTTCTTTTTGTCGATGTTCCTAAAGTCTTTTTCAGACTGTTTAAGATCTGTTGCTGACGGCTCTAAATCATCCTCTTCTTCCTCTCTTATTTTAGAGATAATAGTAAGATTGTTTTCGACTAAATACTTTTCTAAGTTAAATGACATGTTAGCACATTTACTTATAAATATTTACTCGTCTTGTAAATCTTCTTTAGGTTCTGCTTTTCTAAGAGGTCTAGATAATTCTAGCCATTTATCATACTCATATTTAACTCCATAGATATAGTATTCATCTGGTTTTGATTGGCCTTTGGAATATAATATGGCAGGGCCTGTTGCACAATGCGGTTTTGTAATGCCACTCTCATCTTCGTAGAGGTGGATAGTTGTACCTTCAATGGTACGAATTGTTCTATAAACTGATTCTTTTTTAGGCATATAATTAGTTTGCCTTGAATATACAAAAAAAAATAAAAAAAAACTAACTAAAATCTATAGTGTTATCAAAATTGATATCATCATCTTGTATTGTATCTCCAAGTATGAATTTAGTTAGGGAATATATACTGTTATCTATATAGTCTCGTATCTTGTAAACATAAGACTTTATTGTATCCATTATACCTTCTTTTAACTTTGTAGGATCAGATATTAGAGAAACAACACTCCAGAATCTATATCTACCAGTTTTTTCACCTTTTAATTTTTCAGAAGACGATTTAAATCTTACAGTTAACTTCATTTGATCTGCTATTTTACTAGCATACGCATTGTCTTGTGTTGAGTGGAGTTTAGGATCAGATAAGTCTGTGCTTACAGATAAAACATAATCTGCTGATGCTGGACTATTAGGACCAAACTTTTCATATCCAGACATAGCTTCTTGAGCAAAAGCAATTTTAAATTCAGGACTTTTATTAAAAAGATCTTCTAGTTTACTAGACATTTCTTTATGGGCGCTATCTCCAGCTTTTAATACTTTATCTTTTCCAGATTTTAAACCAGCTTCAACCCCGCCTGATTTTGTATATCCTACTTCTACAAATTTATCAAATGTATCTAATACAGCTTTAGCTTCCTTAGAGTTTAAAATACCAGGAACTTTTTTAGCAGCAGCATAAAAAGTAGCAAGAGATTCATTTTTACCTCCTGACATTAATTGGGAATTGCCTACTTTTACAGATATTTTTTTATTTCCTAAAATAACATCAGTCTTAGGAGTTATATTAGAAGCTCCTTGGCTTCTCCAAAATTCTGTAAGCTGTGCTTTTTCTCCAGTGCGACCAGTAGCTCTAGCTGATTTTCCTTTTTGAAGTCCTAATTTAACTATAGCTTCTTCAGCTTTAGTTATCATTTTTTTATTTGACTTTAATTTTTTTAATTCATCAGGAAGTATCGCTCCTTCTGGTACAGGAAGTCCATTTACTTTATACCAAGCATATACTAATGCGGATTCAAAAAGTACTGCGTCTCCTGTTTCTGCTTCCTTTAAAATTTGTTCTAATATCCTAGCCTCTGTTAATTCTTCTCCTCCACCTTCTTCTGGTGCTGATGTTTCTGCTGGTGGTGTTGGTCCTGCTTCTTCAGCTGGTCCTTCAGCGTCTCTAGTACCTTGTTCTGCTCCTTCTGGACCTTTGGTCTTTAAAGGATTGCCATTCCTTAACAACCTTGAGATAGCAACCATGCACCTTTCTTTCTCGCCAATTGACATTAAGTAATACTTCTTGCCTTGTACAGTTGCTTCATAAGCTTTACCCATAAACTGTAAAAAGAAGTACTCACCATTGTGAAGTACAATCTTGAATGTAGTTGGTTTAGGAGCTACAACATATATACCAGTTATATACTCTTCAAATGAAGGAGTCATTAAGTACTCAAGAGTCTTCTTAAGTCCAGCATACTTTCTTAATATAAATTGCATAGGATCATCCTCAAACGTAGAAGTTTCAGGCTCCATCCTATCTAACTCATTTAAGAGTATAGTCTTTAGTATATCGTGTTGTGACACAGGCATAATTTATTTTGCTTTCTTTACGATTGCTGTCTTTTGTTTTTTTGATAAACCAGCAGACGGTTTTTTCTTGGCTTCAAGAAGATCTTCCATCATAGACTCAAGAGATAATTCTTCTACAGGCTCTTCTTCTTTTGATAATTCACCAGAAAGAGCTGACATAAATGGTTGATAGTTATGAGTACCATAATCATTCTTAAGAATATTAGCAACTGCCATAGCAAATTCTTTATAGTCAGTATCTTCAGGTATATCTATTGAAATGCCTTCTTGTATATAGTCCTCTCTATCACCTGCTGGTAATTCAACTGTACCATCTGGAAGTTCATCTTCATAATTCTCTGCATTAGTGATATGATCTTGAATCCAACCTGGAATATCGCGCTCATCATTACCTAGCTTCATCTTAAGTTCTATAGCGCTCTTGATAATAGACTCAAGGCTATTGTGTGCCATTGATACTTCATGGTCTTCTGTCATTCCTTGGGATGGAATGTCTTTATCTGCTTTAACATCTAGATTTGGATCATTACCATAAGGATCTGTATCAACTGGTTTTGCTTCTTTCTTTACTCCTTTCTTAGCACGAAGAGCGGCAAAGTCAGCTGCAGTAATTTTACCTTTAGGCTCAGCTACGTCTAGCTTCTTTTGTCCACCTTTAAGCTCTTCATCTATCTCTTTCATGAGGAGCGCTTTGAAAAATGAAATGCTGTTCATATTATTTTTTCTTTTTCTTTGATTTACTTGCTCTTTTCCACAACTTGGAGTCTACTTTTCTAGCACCACCTTTACCGGTTACAAATGAATTTACTCGGCCCATTGCCCATTGATGTTGACCTACACCTGGTCTATGACCTGTTTTCCAAGCTGCCAAACCTTTAGCATATACACTTTTGAGTATTGACTTAGATATACCAGTAGCTTTGGCTTTATTTGCCAATGCTTTTTCTACTTCAGCATCATACTCA